CGGTGCCCTGGGGGCCGTGGATCACGATGGTGCTCTTCATCTTTGCGCCGGGGTGCTGCAGCGGGTACGCCAACCACTTGAGCACCCAGTCGTAGAGGGCCTTCTGGTTGGCCTCGTTGCCGCACATGTGCCAGAGCAGGTGAAGCAGCTTCGAGCACTCGCCGGCCTTAGGTATGGTGGGCCAGCCGGCAAACAGGTTGCAGGTAACGCCCTCCTTCGTCCCCGAGGGATCGAAGTCGACCTCGCGCACGCGCACGATGGATCTACCGGGGTGTTCCATCCAGGCCCGGTGCAGCTCGCGCCGAACACAGGCGTGGCCCATGTCACCCAAGGCCATCAGCATGTGTTCTTTGTGATCGAACACCGTGCCGCCCTGCCCATACACCAGGGCGAAGCGCTCCAGCAGCTCATCGAGGGAGTCGATGGGCTTGAGCGGCACCTGCCCCGCGCCCCCGCTGGTGGTGCTGGACGCGCTGCGATTTTCGGTCCGGGGTCGCCACGAAAGCTCCGTGATGCGGGCTTCGACCTGACTGCGCACGACGTGCAGGCCTTCGAGCACGTGCAGGTCGTTGAAGTCACTGACCTTGCGGCCGGTGTCGATGAAACGCTCCCGCCGGCCGGGCTCATCGGCGAAGGCCGGTAGCAGGACTGCTCCGCCCACGTCGAGCGCGGCCGCTTCTGCGCCGAGCAACCCGGCATTTGAGGACTCGTGCGGCTCGCCGCATGTGGGACAGAGCTCGGGGTTGTCAGCCAGCACCAGGCGCGACTTGCACTTGCGGCACTTCTGCAGGACGTCGTCATCGCCGCAGACAAGCACCTTGGCGCTGCGGTAACGCTTGGCAAGAACTGCTGCCACTGGCATCAGGTTGCCCGCGTCGAAGGCAACCGCCACCGGATAGCCGGTGGCCATGTGCAGGGTAGCCGCGGTCGCATAGCCTTCTGCGACCAATAGGATCCACTGCGGCGTGCCGCCGATCAGGTGGAAGTGGCCTTTCTTGGCAAGGCCCGCCGGCCAGAATTCCTTGGCCGGCTTGTTCGCGGCCTTGGCCTGCTTTGCGCTGCGCAACACCTGCAGGCCGTGTACCGCGCCATTCGGATCCAGTAGCGGAACCAGGGCGACGCCACTGCGGCCGTAGCGCAAGCCAAATGCCTGGACGGCCTTGTCGACCAGGTATTCCGCCTCGCCATCAGCCAGTGCCTTGGTCCAAGCCGAGGTCGCGCGAGCGGCAGCACGCCGGTTCTGTTCCAACCGGGCCGCTTCGGCTCGCCGGCGGTCGTCGGCCAGTCGGCGCTTGAGCGCTTCGCGCTGCTCCTGGCTGAAAGCGCTATCCCGCTTGCGCAGTTCGACCTTCTGCGCTCCGTTGTCATTGCCGTGCCAGACGCCGAACGTGCCGACGATCAGCGTGTCACCGCTGCTGGTGTTGAGTTCGTGCAGGACATACCACCCTCGGCGCTCGCGAGAGCCCTCCACCTTGCAGCGGACCATGCGCCCACTGACATCCAAGGTGTCTAGGATCAGGCCCGCATCGGTCAGCTGGCCATGCACATCATCGTAATTCGCAGACATTCAGTAAGTTCCAGAGCCGCTATCTACACGAGCAGTGCGCGTTTGGTTACCCGCAATGGGCAGGCACGGGGAGGACCCATCGACTGGCGCTAGTTCAGGCTCGAAGTTCAGTTTCGAGGGTTTAGCGAAACTGAATCGCTCGCGCGGTTCTTCGATGCCACCCCGGGGGGATGGGGCAAGGTCAGTGATTGTCATGACTTTCCGGACTCCCCAGGGGCAAGTCGCATTGCCGCCCTTCCCGCTGTTCCTGCGCGCTCCAAAGACGGGCACGCTCGGCCAATGCTTCATCGCCAACCGGGCCAGGCTCGGCTCCGGACAGCAAGCGCTCGATGTTCTCTATCTCTGTGCGCGCTGCGGCGCTGATGATCCGACGACCGTTCACTGTCCGTGCCCGGGGCGGTCGGTAGATGGCCACGTCATTCACGCCGCCGGCCTTTCTTCAGTGCACGCCGCAGGTTTCGTTCCATGCGGTGACACATCGTGCGCAGCGCCTGCAGTGCGTCCAGCATCTTGTCTGCTTCAACCAGGGTCACCTGGTTATCGGCCAGAACATCCAAGGCCACCGCCGACAGCTCTCCGCAGAACTTGGACACGTGCAATAGCTTGTCCCTGATCGCTGCGACCTCATCGGGCCATCCCCCCTCCGGCGCGGCTGGAACGTGATCAATCGCCAGGTTGAACTGCGCTGCCAATGAGAGGATCCAGTCCGTTGCAATAGGCGTACCGGCTGCTTGATCGAGCATCCATTCGGTCAGCATCTCCAGCATCTCCATGGAGATGGACTCACCCTCCAAGCCGCGCAGCTTCTTGCGCAGTGTCTCGCCCTTAATGCTTACGCCGCGGCGTTCGGTCAGGTAGGCAGCTGCAGCGATCACGCTACCTGGCATCTTGGCTACAGCGTTATAAGCGGCATCTCGCCAGTAGATGTCTGAGCGCGCGCAGGTCATGGCGCCATCCCCTGAAACCCTGCGCATTTCATCGTTCCAGGCTGAGCATAGTTGACCGCACTATGCTTTCCATGAGCGAGATCATTCACTTCCAACAGCACATGCACTTCACCGCGCTCCGCACGTTCGATGCGAAGCTCGGCGTAGGAGGCGTCGTGGCCATCTTCTTTTGCCCGGAGAGGGCCACGACTACACATGGAGCGCCGCCTCCCACGAATGAAGAGGTCTGCCTGCGTGTCGTCGCAGCTGACTCAGGCTCACCCAGTCGTCCTCGGATAGGGCCAAGCTGTCGGCGTGAGTGGTCGTGAGGTCGCCCACTTCAACTAAGCACCCTACTTCACCGTGGCCGAGACCAGTCTCAAGGGGGATCAACCCGCTGTTACTCATGCGGCCGCTCCGACGCCGAACAGCTCGGGCCGAAGCAGCTTCAGCTGCAACCACCGGAGTTCAGGGATCGACTTGTCCTCGGCCCATTGGGCAACGGCAGCTCGCGATATCCCGAAAAGATCGGCCAACGCCGCATCGGTCTCGAAACCGAGTGCGGTCCTCACTGCTCGCTTGGTCAGGGGCTGATTCATGGCGTGCCAAGTATTAAGAGGTCTTATCATTGAGTCAAGCCCCCTTTCCACCCGCCTTGTTAAGCTGGCTTATGCCCAATCGAACCCTCGGCCAGCGCCTCCAGAGCGCAATGCAATCCGCCCGCCTGGCCAAGCCAGCGGACCTTGCGCGGGCGTCTGACACCACGACTGCGACTATCAGCAACTGGCTGAATGACAACGTCGTGCCCGAACACGTCAAGGCCGTTCAGCTCTTCAAGATTGCCGATGCTGTCGCAATCGACCCTCGCGAACTTCTATTGGGTGAAGCAAGTAAGGCTGGCAAAGGTGAGCTTTCTGCGCCGTCTCAACCTGTGACATTGGATGACTGGATAGTTGCGTTCCAGCTGGTTGCGGAGGCCCTTGATGAGCGAGGACTCACGCTTCCACCCAACAAGCGGGCCGAAGTCACGCTCTTAGCGTACGACCTGCTTCAGGAGGGACTGCAACGGGCGAAGGTGCTGCGCTTCGTCCAGGCTGCCGCAGCATGATCGCGGCGATAGGGGATCAGGATGTCTCGAGACAAGGTTACGCGGCTGCGCCAGCTACTGAGCGAAGCAACACCAACAATCGCTGAGCCGAGTAATCGGCCTGAAGCTCACACGGAAGCGTGGCGTCGCTTCCAGCATTTTGAGAGCTATCAGGTGCCAGCACCACTGGAAGCCGACAGCCGCGCAATCGCAATTCGCGAGATCACCCGCATTGCAGGGTGGTACGGCTGGACCGCTGAAATTCAGCGTGTGTTGGACCAGGAAGACGCGCTATTCCTGGCCTCTCTCTCGCAAAACGCCCTGAATCGATTGCACAGCCGCATGCGTGATCTGGAGGACTGTGTTCAACAAGGGTTGGGCGCTCCGGACGCGCCTCCGGCAATGTAACGTAACAGACGCTTGCTACCCGCAAGCGTCTACGGCCTTGGTCCAGTTCGCGTACTGCAAATAGGTTTGGCGCTCGAGTGACCACTGAGCCGGATCATCAGCCATAAAGGCCAGCACCACTCCCACCTCACCGTCTAAGTAAGCCGACCAGAATACGCGGGCCGGCTCCAGACACTCCGTGAGCTGGATACTCCGCCCCTCACGGGCAAGAGCTTGCAGATGTTTGGCAGGAGCAGCTAGGTGCATCTTTGGAGCTCGTCTGACGATGCTCAACGCATCTGACCAACGAGACTCGAAATCGGCAAGGCGTTTACTAACTCTCGCTCTGTCTTCACCACGATCCGGCCGCAAGCGCATCGTTTGGGTACTGCCGTCGATGGCATAAAACGTCACATGCTTTGCAGGGCGCCACTCGCTAACCGGCGCCTGGGAGGATTCGGCCTTCGACAGGTCCCGCGCAATCCAGTAGCCGCCTGCAGCAACGGCTACGCATACCAGCAGAATCACCGGCCAAGCCTTCATTGCCTATCCCTTTGAAGTCCGCTGCTTCCTGCAGCCCCCGCATTCTACCAGCGCCACGCACACCAACGTTCTGGACCTGACGCTAAGACCGCTTGACACCAGATGTAAAGCAGGCTTAATGTTCGCCTGCCGGCCTAAGCCGGCGGGCGACCGGCGGGTCGTCATCGCGGCCCAGCCTCTCCCCTGCTGAGTCGTAGTCGCCTCTCCCCAGGCAAAAGGCCCGCCGGCGCCCTCCTTCCACTTGGAGAGCGCCATGTCCCACCGAACCGCTGCCGACTCCCAGCCAACGGCACCACTTCCGCTGCGGGCCGCGTCCTGCCTGCTGGCGCAGGCCGCTCGGGACCATACCCGGGCCAATGTCCTGCGCGTTCGCAGCACAGGCGAGCACAGCCGCAGTCAGTTGCGCCGCTCGCGCCGTATCGGCGTTCAGAGCCGGCGCGTGGAGGCCGAATCCCGGGACATGGCCACCGAGGTGCGGGCATGACCGGCCGATATCGAGCCGCTTGGGCTGCCCTCGCCGTGATTGCGGCAATAGTGCTGCCGCTTCGCCTGATTGAGATCAGCCAGGCACACGCAGACCGCGATGCCGCCAAGGCGCGCTTCGCGACGTCCTCTTCCTCGGTGCGGGGGTGACGCCATGCAGACCGCACGCCCCGCTCACGCTTCTATTCCGCTCTGCAGACCGGGCCATCGGCCACAGATCGTGACGACCCTCGGCGCCCCCACCGGTCACCAGCTGGGCGCGCCGTGCCCGGCCCTGGTCCATTTCGAGTGCCACCTCTGCCAGAAGGCGACCGTACCGAGCCCGTCCCTCGCCATTGCCGAGCTGCGCTGGACCGACCCTGGCCTGGCAGGACAGCTGATCCCAATTTCCCACCTCGCCCGCGCTCGCGGCGATGTGCTGGCGCGACTGCCAGCCCAGCACGCAGCCTGACCTGGAGAAGACAATGCCCGCACCACTCAAGCCCCTTGAACGCGCCGCGCTTATCACTGCCAACGATGCTAAGGACCATGTCCTAAAGCGGACGCGCGGTGGCTTCTACTCGCCCAAAAAGCCCTCGGCCGTGTTCACCCGGCGCGTCGTCAACTGGCTCTATGAGCGTGCATTGATCGACTACGACGACCCGAATTTTCCGACCCAAGCCACCCTGACCAAATCGGGCATGGCACAGGCTAGCGCGCTGGTTGAACAGGCGCGTCTCAGCGCGGGGGCACCATGACCGGCACCGTAACCCGCGAGTACTACCTCAAGGTCGCCGAGGCCAAGGCGGGGTATGCCGCGGCGCTGCGCGTCGAGGCCGCTGCGGAGTCAATGGTTGGGCACGAAGAGCAGGCAGAAACGTTCCGGCGCTTCGCGTCGCAGTGGGACGCCCTGGCCGCGTCCTATCGTTCATCCGCTGCCCAGGTGGATGCCGAATGACCGTGTCAAACCTCCCCGTTGAGCATTCGTTCCCCACTGGCGCCCGTGGCACCACCCTGGTGCTCATGGTCTGCTCGGGTTGGATGTGGGCGGGCCTGTACGCCAGCCCCCATAGCGCGCCCCCCGTAGAGGTCTCGGCCGCCACGGGCCACAGAGCGTCCGTGCAAGGCCGCCAGTTGCGTATCGGCGCCGGCCACTACTCCCTTACTCAGAAGTCGCTGCAGGCAGCCCGTCGTTGGCTTGATCGCCAAGGCGTAACCGTGCGCAACCAGACCCCAAAGGAAACTGTATGACCGCAAAAATTCAACGTCACTGCCGCGCCGCAGTGATCCGAGCGCTTCTGCTTGATCGCCCCGCTGGCGCGACCGCAGAGCAGCTCTTGGCAACCGGCATTGACTGCTCGCTCAAGCAGCTCAACAACTCCCTCGGCGCAATGTTCGACGCGAACCAACTCCGCGCAACCGTCACCGCCGGCAATAAGGTGTGGTTCCTCACGACCGCAATGAGGAAGCTGATGCGCGGTGTTGAGTACCAAGTAGGGACGCCGGCGGCTGCTTCTGCTCGCCTCGAGCGCTCAAAGCCCACCGGAAGCAACAACAGTACCGCTGTGCTGCACAAGGACCGGGAGCGCCACGAGCTGGCTACGCTGTTGGCGGATTTCCGCAAGGGTGGCGGCAAGATCGAAGTAATTGGTGACACACCGGTGCGTCCCGAACTTAGCCGACGCCAGATCAATGATGCAGGTGCAGCAGCGCGCAACATCCGGTCGCACAGCGAGGCAGTCGTCTCCGCCGACGCTCCCGGCCGCAGTCAGCCCGGAAGCGTGGCTAACGCAACCCCGCCACGCAATCTTCTTACCCAACTGCCTAGGGAGGCAGGGTGATGCACGATGGTGACCGGAAGACCGCTTCCCCACCCTCTACGCTGTGCGCATTCTGTTCCATGCCAGTAAGACGACCGCGTGTCGGTAGACGAACTGCCTTGCACGGACACACGGGTTCGACCCGCCTATTCGCTCCAGGGAGAATGCGCGATGAAGCTCCTGACCACAGATAGATGGCTCGATGTTTACTTCGAAGCCGCCAGTCGCCCCAGTGTCGCCACGTTGCAACGGTGGCTCCGCGACGGAAAGATTCCGGGCAAGAAGGTTGGCGGCACCTGGTTCGTTGATGAACACGAATGGCTCGCTGACGGCGACGACCTCGTCGAACGAGTACTCAAGGCAGGATGATTAATGACACCAAGACCGCGCAGTAAAGCCCGACAGGGATGGCCGGCCAATCTTTACCCAAACCGAGACGGGTTTAAGTATCGGCACCCTGTGACTCGGAAAGAGACATTTATGGGCCGGGACCAGGCGAGAGCATTCGCCGCCGCCAAGAAGCTGAACGCAATGCTGATGCCCGGCAA